AACAGAATTATTGATTGCTCCATTTAATGTAGTTGCTACACTTGGAATAACTACTCCACCAAATAATCCAGTTCCCCATCCATAAGCAGGTGTTTGAAATGTTGGACCAATTGTAACATAAGGAGTCATTGATAAAGTTCCTCCAGCAGTCACACCCGTTCCAGTTTCAGCACTTGCCATTGTAATTGTAAAAGTATTTGCAGTTGGTGTTGAAATTACTTGAAATGTATTTGTTGTAAAACTTGCTGATGTAAAACTTGTAGATGGAGATCCTGGAGTTGTAACACTTGTAAAAATTATATAGTCTCCTGTAACTAATCCATGTGCTGTTAAATTTATTGTAACGGTTGTAGAAGATGTTGTGGATGTATAAGTTCCTCCAGATATTAATGTACCAAGAGGTGTGATATCATAAAAAGAACCTTCATAATAAATAACCAATACTTTAGAAGATCCTAAAGCTGCATATTTTTTACCATCTAAGGCTGTCCACGTATGCTGGTCTCTAACAGGACCTGCTATGGTGCTAGAAACGAGTTGCTCCCAACCACCTATCTTTTGTGGTTCTCCATATCTAAATCTAACATTATCACCATCAATCCATTGCCCTTCGGCTCCGGTTGCTGTTTGTTGTTTATTAAATCCAGGCTTAAATTGTATCTTCTGTAAAGGCATAAGCCTTTTCTTATATAGGTTTTATTAGTAAATGCACTACTTTTTATACAATTGATTCAAAATAGTTAAAATTTATTACTATTCTATAATCTTCATCGGAACATGTTGTTCCACAATGTTCATTATTACCATCAAAAACAATCAACTTATTTTCTTCGGAATATATTTTTTTACCGTCTTTAAATTTAGTATATCCATTATTTGTATTTACATAATAAATAGCTGTTTTATAATTTTTTGCATTATCTATATCTTTATGTAAAGCATGTTCTATTATCTTATTATTTTTAACAATTAAATTTGCCTTAATTCTTATAATTGCACTTGGATTTATTACATTTAGTATAGGATTAATTAAATCAACGTAATTAGATTTTGATAAATAATTTTGATAAAAATTGTGTGTAAATTGATAATTTTTATCTTTTTTATATACTACTCCTTTTGTTAGATACCAAGGAAAATTATTACTTGTAAAATCTTCTTTAATTTTAATAGCTTGTTCTTTTGTTAAAACATTTTTTATTTGTTTTATCATAAAATTAAACTTTTTTAAAAGAAGAAGGTAGTCCTAAATGAACCCTTGTATCAAATAAATTTTCAGCGGCTCCTTTAGTTTTTACATTATTATAATGTAAAAAAACTTGAGCACAATGGTCACCTTTAAATTCTTCTCTCCAATGTTCTAATATGTTTCCTTTATAAATTAACATATCCCCTGGTTTAAGATCTACTTTAATTTTTTTATTATTATGTTTTAAAAATATTGGCCAATGATCTCCACCTAAGTTTAATGTTGTAGATATTTCACAAGAAAATCTATCTGTGTGTTTTTTTAATATATCTCCTTCTTTATAAATTCTTGCATAAGAGTAGTTAGGTGTTAATTTTAAACTTGTAATTTCTTCCATGATAGGATGTATTTTACACAACAATGTTTCCATAACTATATCTGCATAATTAGAATATGTGTTAGGTACTTGAGTATCATTCCATATTCCGAAAATTGTTTCAGAAGAAGAAATATAATTACTTTTAAATAAAGTATTTGCAACCTGTCTTTTCAATAAAAAATATTTATAAATAAAGTCTGTTAAATCTTCAGAAATTATTTGTTTTATTATTTGATAATTTTTTGTTTTAAAACTCATTTTATTTAAAAGGAAATCCTAAGCTCCAAATTACTAATGAATATCTTGTCCCCTTTGTTACAGGTTTTACTCTATGCCATACAAAACTTGGAAAAACTATTATAGATCCTTTTTGTAATTTAATTTTTATTATATTAGATTTTCCATTTTCTAAATTTCTAAGATCAAATTCTAATTCTCCTCCTTTATAATCTTTTGAATCAGATAAAAAACATGTTACAGATAATTTCCTTGTTTTTCCATTAAAATTAATGTCTTCACTTTTATAAGGATCTATAAAAGAATCTGTATGCCAATGATAATGTTGATTTTTATTATAAATAGTGAATTGACAATTTTCTGACCAGTCCCAATTAAAATTCCATTCAGCATTTATATTTGCTGTATTAATATAAGGATGAATTGCATCATATATCCATTTTTCATTTGTCCAAACGATATTTGAATTTCTTGTTTTTTTAAGTTCTGTTATATCTTTTTTTGATAATTTAGATTTTTTTTCTAATTTAATTTTTTCTTTCCCTGTAGTAGCTAATTGTTTTTGTTTTTTTAAACAAAAATTAATTATTTTGTTACAAAATTTTTCGTTTAATGCTTTTTCAAAAACCCAAAAAAAATTCTTTATCACCATTCTAAAATATATATATAATTATACTATCCTATTGTCAATGGAGTGTAGATACATTTTAATTTTGATCGTTTTAAAGTATCTATAGCATCTTCTATTGTTTCAACTAAAGGTTCTTTTGCTAAATTAAAAGAAGTATTTAATAATATAGGTATGTTTGTTTTTTTAAAAAACAAATTAATTAAATTATAAAAATTTTCATTTTGTTCTTTTTTAACTGTTTGAATTCTACATGTATCATCTATATGAACAATGGAAGGTAATAGCTTTTTAGTTATTTTTTTAGATTTTACAGCATATGTCATATATGGTGATTCTTTTAAATTTCCTATATCAAACCAATTATGAACCTCCTCTAATAAAATAGAGGCACCAAAAGGTCTCCACCACTCCCTACCTTTAATTAAATTAACAATTTTTTTTGCATTTTTATTTCTAGGATCAAATAACAAGGATCTATTTCCAAGAGCTCTTGGTCCCCATTCACTATTATTTTGAAATATTGCCAACACTTCTTGATTAAGAAGTGTTTCTATTGCTTTATTTATGTCTGTGATAATCATTATAATATATACATGCTCCTATAGCAGTTCCACCATCATGAGCAATTGGATCTATAAAAAAATTTAAATCTTTAAATTTTTGAACATATTTAAAATTATTTAAACAATTTAAAAAATAGCCCCCTGATAAAACAATATTTTTTATATTAGAATATTTTTTTGCCTTTTTAATTAAATTAATTGTATAATTAAAAGATTCTTCTTGTAATTTATTTGCTTGTTTAACATGTACTTTATTTAATTTTTTTGTATTTTTTATATAAGCTGCTAGGCCCATAATTTTTCCAGGGGACCATGAATCTTTAAATATTTTTTCACTTAATATAGTAAATTTATAAGCAGGATTTGATTTTGAATTAAATATAACATCTACATTATTTATTTTATTTTTTATTTCTACATTTGAACATTTTAAAGTATGTTTTGGAGCAATCATATACCTTATATTACTTTGTTTTTGATATTTTAAATCAATACAGTTTTTATTTATTAAATAAATACTGTCCATTTCTTGATACCCCACTGATAAAGACTGAGATCCTCCACCATCCATAACTATACATATAGCTTCTTCAAATTTTGAAAAATAAAAACCACAAATAGCATGGTATATATGATGAAAGTCTGGATTAAAAAAATATTTTGGATTATTTAATTGTTTTTGAATTCTTTCTATAATTAAATTATCTGTTATTAAATCAAGTTTACCGTAATAATTTCTTACACTTTTATCATAAGATGTGTAAACAACTATATCTGGTTTAAATTTAATTTTATTATTTATAGATTTGTAATTACAATTATTTAAATCAATTGGTATCCAATTTTTAATTTTATTAAATCTATCTTCTTCAAAATATGAAATAATTTTATTATTATAATGAGCAATAGATGCATTATGCGACGTGTTTATTCCAAGTATATTTAAACTCATTTCTTTCTTTTTAATTATTTAAATTGCTGTTCTATTTCCCTCTATATCTTTTTTAGCAATTAAAGTCCATACACTTGTTTCCGAATTAAATTGATATATGTTGTAATATCCGTCTATTAAATCAATATCAGTTCCTTCCCAATACAAACCATTTTCAATCCATTTTACTTTTTTATTTAAACGTTGATCTACGTTAGGTTTTGTTTTTGGAGCTTCCCATCTAAATGTTGTTTGGTTCAACACCCAAGAAGGATATTCACCTTCTGGTGCATAAAAAGCGTTATTAACTAAATCATATTTCATTCCAATACCAGCGAAATTTTTTCTAAAATTATTATTATAAGATGTTTGCACCCATTTTATTCCGTCTTCTGATAAAGGTAATGTATTTTTAAAATTTTCAGCAGCTTGTTCTGACTGATCTCCACCATTATTTGTAACATCAATATTACAAGCAGTTACTACTCTTAATACTATATTGTCCTTATTTATTTCAGCAAAATGTGCCATATTATGTAATACTCACTGTTCCAGTTACTGTAAAATTTGCTACTTTATCTCCATTTGGAGCAGTAGTTACTGTATTAGTACCCGGAGCAACTGTAAAATTAGTGCTTGAAGGTCCTCTTAAAACAACAAAACCAGATCCACCACTTCCACCAAATGGTTCAGAACTGTTATCTCCTCCAGCACCTGCTCCACCACCAGTATTCGCTGTTCCTGGTTCTCCTGAAGCTGAATTGACTCCTCCAGCTCCTCCTCCGCCAGGTCCTCCTGCACCCGCACCTGTTCCAGGTGATGATCCTCCACCACCTCCACCGCCTCTTGTAATTGAAGATCCTGTTATTAAAGAAGCTGTTCCAGGGCCACCACCTCCACCCGCATTATTTTGAGCTCCAGCACCTCCAGCACCTCCTCCGCCAGATCCTACATTGCCTCCATTTTCAACTGCTATTCCTCCTGGATTTCCTTCTGGTGGATTATATCCTCCTGAATTACCGGCTCCTCCAGGTGTAGTACCACCTCTTCCATCAGCTCCACCACCACTTCCTCCTGGTTGTGCTGCACCAGGTCCTCCACCTGAAGCTGAAACTTGTGTTCCAGCATTTTGAATAAAAGAATTTGTACCTCGTCTTACTCCTGTTCCAGCTGCTCCTCCTGCACCTACCTGTATAGGATAGGTAACTCCTCTTTTAAATTCTAATTTTGAAAGTCCTGTTCCACCAGGGAAAGATGTTCTATATCCTCCTGCTCCTGATCCAGAAAATGATGATGCACCTGCTCCACCCGCTATAAGTAAAAAATCTAGTGATATTGGTGCAGATCCTGCTGTAAAACCAAATGCTTTTGCTGAGGCTCCTCCACGTGTTGAGTTTAAAGGCATTCTTTCTACTCCTTATTTAAATTGAGTTTGCGACGCTAATATTGTGTAAGTTGATGCCGCTGTTTTAATTGCTGTGTAAGTGTATACATCATTAGATGAAGCGTTTCCAGTTGTTGGAGCCGAGCCACCTTGCCAAACAACTGTAACGTTTGTTGATGTACCATCAACTGTTAATACAGAAGTGTTGTAGAATGTTGTGTTAGCTTGTTTTGTGATTAATGCAGCTGTCACAGATTCACCTACTGCCATAGCAGCATTTAAAGCATTAGAACCATCTCCTCTAAAATTAACTGTAAAGTTAGAACCTAAATTAACGTTTTGAAAATAAACAGCTTGTGTAAGTATATCATATGTAAATGCAGTTACATAAGTTGTAGAAATTGTTACTCCTTCATATACACCAAATATTTTAGTTTCACCATTTGCTGTAATTCTTCCAAGTGAACCTTTTGGCGTTAATGTAATTCCAACGTTAGTGTCACCACCAGTTGCAGAAATTACTGGATCAGTTCCAGTTGCAGCATTAGCAACTGTTAATTCATTAACAGCTGATGCAGTTGTTGTAAATTTTATTTCTTCATTTCCGTTAGTATCTAATATTTCATTAATTTTTGGTGAAGTTAAAGTTTTATTTGTTAATGTTTGTGTTCCAGTTAATGTGACATCTCCATATCCTGTATCTACAACATTTGTTCCGTCTACAAAGAATTGTTTTGTTGATTTATCTGTTGCTGAAAAAGTAACACCTGTGCCTGATACTGTTTTAAATTGAACTGTAAAAGCACCAGTTGTACCATTAGATA